AACAGTTAGCGCGCAATTTTTGCTTAGTTGGACACTTGATGACCTCATGATGTTTGGTCGCGCGTTCTGGTACATCACCTCACGCACCGCCGACGGTTACCCTGCCACGTTTACTCGATTGCCAGCAGGCTCAATTACCACAACCGACATGGCTGGCCCTGTGTGGTTTGCTCCGTCGTCACAGGTGTATTTTCAAGGCGGAGAAATTGACCCTGCAAACCTTGTGCAATTCTTGTCACCGTCACAAGGGATTATTTATTCTTCGCAAAGCGCAATTGAGACCGCGCTAAAACTTGAAGCAGCGCGCAATCGCAACGCATCGTCAAGCATTCCTGCTGGCGTACTCAAACAAACTGGTGGCGAACCACTTAGCGCGCAAGAACTTGCTGATTTGGCTAGCGCGTTTAATGCTGCGCGAGCAACAAACCAAACTGCAGCGCTTAACGAATATTTGACATACACGGAAACAAACAGCACACCTGACAAAATGTTGTTGATTGAAGCATCGCAATATCAGGCTTTGGAAATGGCGCGAGTTGCAAACGTTCCGCCGTATCTTGTTGGCGTTGCTACCGGGGCATATTCATATCAATCATCACAGCAGGCACGTGCTGACGCATATTTGTTTGGGGTAAAGCTCTACGCAGACGCAATCGCTGGTGCGCTGTCAATGGACAACGTGCTACCGCGCGGAACTTATGTTGAATTTGATGCAGACGAATATTTAGAAGAAAACTTCATGGCCGACCGCATGGACGATACCGAAACAGTTATTGAAGAAAACACTCAAGAGGAGATAGCAAACCGATGATCAAATTAATTGCAGGAGATTTCACGCTGGACGCCGCTAAAGGCGATGCACCACGACGCACCATCAGCGGAACCGCAGTTCCTTACAACGTGCCGGCAACGGTTTCGGATGGCACAGCTGTGATCTTCCGTCCAGGCTCATTGCCGGTCGAGGGTAAAGCCCCACGCCTGTTCATGTACCACGATGCTTCTATGCCAGTAGGCGTTGTGACTGAGCGCGTAGATACCGAGCAGGGCATGATGTTTAGCGCCAAGATCAGCGCAACCAGCCTTGGAAATGACGCTCTTGTCATGGCACAGGACGGCACTATTGACCAAGTCTCGGTGGGCGTAAATCCAGTCAAGTTCTCGTACGACGAAGAAGGAACAATGATCATTGAGTCAGCCGACTGGATGGAACTTTCCCTTGTTCCGATCGGCGCGTTTGGCGATGGTGCAAACATCGTTAGCGTCGCTGCGAGTATCCACCAAGAGCCAGAAGAAGTAGTGTTAAATGAAGAAGTAGTCCCAGAACAGGAGATAGAACCCATGTCAGAAGTAACCGTTCCAGCAGTTGAGGCAACAATCCCAACCGCACCAATTTTCGCACAGGCTAAAAAAGAATTCGTTTTGCCATCCGCTGGCGAGTTCATGGCCGCTTACCACATCGGTGGCGACACGTTTAAAAACATGAACGCTGCAGTTGCTGATTACTCAGCATCAAAGCGCACCGCACTTCAAGCAGCTGCGGGCGACGTGCTCACGACTGACACACCTGGTCTTTTGCCAGTTCCAGTTCTTGGGCCATTGGTTCAGGACTTGAACTTCTTGCGTCCAGTAGTCGAGGCTGTTGGCGCTCGCGCTTACCCAGACAACGGTCAGCAAAAGACGTTTATCCGTCCAACTATCACCACGCACACCAGCGTCGCATCACAATCAGAATTGTCTGCTGCATCAGCAACAACCATGGTGATCGCATCCAACTCGGTAAGCAAGACCACACTTGCTGGCCAAGTAACGCTTTCGGTTCAGGACATTGACTTCACTTCACCTGCAGCAATGCAGTTGATCTTGAATGACCTCATGGGCGAATACATGATCGCATCGGACAACCTTGCAGCAGACAACTTGCTCACCGCAGCAACATCATCTGGCGTATGGGACGGCACCGTTGCTGACTTGCTCAAGTCGGTTTACGACTCAGCTGTTGACATCTCAAATGGTCGCAACTGGACACCAACCCACATGTTCGTAAGCCCAGACGTATGGGGTCAACTTGGACAACTTGCCGACACAACTGGCCGTCCAGTATTCCCATTCATCGGCGCAGGCCTCACCGGTCAGAACGCACTTGGCAACGCACAAGCATCTTCATGGAACGGCAACCCACTCGGCTTGCAATTGGTAGTTGACAGCAACTTCGCTGCAAAGACCATGGTCATCACCCGTGTAGGTCAGGGACAAGGCGACGCATTCGAGTTCTACGAATCAATCCGTGGCCTCATGAGCGTTGAACAGCCATCAGTCTTGGGACGCAACATGAGTTTCCATGGCTACGTATCCACGTTCGCCGCAATCTCTGGAATGATTCGCAAGATCACCCAGGCTTAGTCGAGAGCGGAGCAACCGCTCATGGCAACATACACAGTTACTAACAAGTACCTGATTGACAACTTTGCCGTACTGCAACTTCTGACCCCATCAGAGATTGCAGTCGGCAGTTCAATCACGGTTGCTTCTGTTGACGCAACATTCAACGGCTCAAATCTTGTCGTTCGCGCACTTCCTCAGTATTTGTTCTTGGGCGTTGATACACAGGGCGACCTGTTGTACGACTACCAGATACCGATTGCCGATCAGGTGCTTTACGCCAAAACCGCCGACGATGTTGAGCGTGTCGCAGCTTCTGGCACCGTCACTTATGAGCCTGTGTGCACGTGGGTAACTGCCGCGCAGGTCATGACCTATTTGGGCATCACGATCACCAACCCATCAGACGATTACACGTTGCTCACGCAATCTGTGTCGGCTGGCAATCAGTTCTGTTATCGCAGGCGTCAGGAATCGGGCTATATCGACTCCCTAACGACCTCTCCTGGCGGTGACGCAACTTTGGGCACTTTGATGTATTGCGCCGCTCTGTGGCGCTCTAGGGGCTCAATAGAGGCAACCTACGCCACGTTTGATGGCATGGGTTCAGCACCACAGCAAAGCCTGACCCCGATTGTGAAACAGCTCTTAGGTATTCCTCGTCCAGCGGTTGCCTAATGGCTTACACCGACCTGTTTAACGAAGCAATTGATGACGTCACAGCGACGCTAACCGCGGTGTCTGGACTCCGCGTATCAAATGACCCAACGAAGTTAATTCCTAATTCGGTCTATTTAGAAGCCCCAAGTTTTACGACGTTTGCTGGCAATGGCAACATTGTTCGAATGGAGTTTCCGATCAAGGTGATTGGTTCAGGCCCAGCAGGTCTGCCGGTGCTCCGATCAATTTTGAGCATCGTTGCAAGTGTGCTTGGCTCGTCAATCATTGTCATGGGTGGCCGTCCGTCAAGCCTTGAAATCGGTGGCGCGTTGTACCCGTGCTACGACCTTGACTGTGCCATCCAAGCCCAAACCGCATAATCCACAACTAAGCAACACGAATCATCTACTATCAAGAAAGAACTTAAGGAGCACTAAATGCCAACATCAACTTACCTCTCGAATCCAGTTGTATTGATCGGCGCGACTAGCGCGTCAACGACCGACATCACCGATATGGTTTCTGCCTGCAGCCTGGTTGTCACCAAGGAAGCTCTTGAAGACACGGCGTTTGGCCAAAATTCCCGCACCATGACGGGGGGCCTCTTTTCAAATAATTGTACGCTAAGCGTTTATGCCAGTTATGCGACAAGTGAGTCCTACTCGGTTTTGTCAGCGCTTCTCGGCACCAAGTGTTACATCAAAGTAACTCCAGCGTCTGGTGCCAACACGGCAACCAATCCAGGGTTTGAACTAACCGATACTTTCATGAGTTCACTACCTGTCGTAAACGCAAATTTGGGAGAGCTTAGTGTTTACGAGATTGAGCTGCAGGGCGGCTCGTACACAATTGACGTAACCTGATAAACAACGGCTCCAAGCCGACATAGGAGACACATGAAAATCAAATTGCAGTTAAAGCGCACGCCTGACAGCGCACCCGAATATTACTCAACAAACCTGTTTGTTATTACCGAATGGGAACGCCTCGAGCGTCGCAACATTCAACAGCTCTCAGCATCACCGCTGTATTCCGATTATGCATGTTGGATGCACACGATCTTGAAGATTAAAGGCGAGCAAGTTGGCGACAACTGGCGTGATTGGATCAGCAAAAACCCTGACATCGACATTCTGCCGGTACTGGATGAGACTGATCCAAACCCTACGGACGCGGCACCTACCGTCGCCAGCTAGCAGAAGTGTTGGTCGCGGTCGGTTGGTGGCCTAGCGACATTGTGTTTGACTCACGGGACTTGACAACGGTCATTAAAGTGCTTAACGAGGCAAACAAGAAAAGAAGGTAATCATGGCAGTCGAGGCAAACATTGAAGTTGCTGGTATTAAAGACGCCTTGAAGACGCTTAACAAGATTGACAAATCTTTGCGTCGTGAAATTACCCGTGATTACAAAGGCATTGTGCAGAATGTTGTTGACGACGCTTACCAGGCCATTCCATTGAAAGAACCTTTGAGCGGTTGGAAACGCAAATGGACGGTTAGATCGGGTGCCGAATTGTTGCCTTGGGGTCAATTTGATCAAAAGATCATTGCAAAAATAAACACAAAAAAGGTCAAAGAATACGCAGGGCAAAACGTCAACCTGGCAACTTTTGTTGTCAGATGGGAAAACCCAGACGCTTCTTTGTTTGACTTCTTGGACAGCGGCATTATGGGCTCTCGTCTTAACGCCAAGTTTGGCGCACCTTCGCGAGTAATGTGGAAAGCATGGGAGCGCAACAAGGACGACGTCAACGCACGAATGACCGACCTAGTCAAGCGCGTCATGGATAAGACTTCACGGGAGCTGATGTAATGGCTGTTGTATTACCGATCGTTTCCGAGTTTGACGGCAAAGGCATTAAAAAGGCAATTGCCCAGTTTAAGCAACTGGAAACAACGTCGGAAAAAGCACAATTTGCTATCAAGAAAGCGGCGGTGCCGGCAGCTGCGGCGCTTGGCGGTTTGGCTATTGCGCTTGGTGACGCGACCAAGGCTGCGATGGAAGATCAACAGGAGCAGGCGGCCTTAGCACTTACTTTGCAAAATGTGACTGGCGCTGGCGCTGCACAAACCGCACAGGTAGAAAAGCAGATCAGCGCAATGTCTCGAGCATCTGGCGTTGCTGACACCGATTACCGCAAGGCTTTAGAAGCCCTTGTGCGCGGTACCAAAGATGTTGGCATTGCCATGAACGACATGAACCTCGTTATGGATATCAGCACCGCAACAGGCATGGATTCTGCCAGCGTCGCTGACGCGCTTGCTAAGGCCTATCAAGGCAACTTTAAGGCGCTTCGATCATTGAGCCCAGAGATGTCAACCATGATCAAAGAAGGCGCCAGCCTCAATGAAGTCATGGACGTGCTAGGCGGAACCTTTGGCGGTGCTACAGCAAAGAATGCCGAAACCGCTGCCGGCAAAATGGCAATTCTTAAGAACTCCATTGGCGAAACTAAAGAGTCAATCGGCGCTGCCTTGTTGCCCGTGCTCGAAGCTGTGCTACCTGTGCTTAACCAGTTTGCTGCATGGGCGCAAGATAACCCCAAAGCATTTTTGGCTATCGCTGCCGCAATTGGTTTGGTCGCCGCTGCGATCGTGGCCACAAACATCGCTATGGCACTTAACCCATTCAGCCTGATCGCTGCAGGTGTCGCGCTACTGGTCGCCGCGCTCGTCGTTGCTTACAACAAGTTTGACTGGTTCAAGACTGGCGTTAATGCAATTATCAACGGCATTCTTGGAGCATTCGAGTCTGTGGTCAACGGTGCGATCATGATGGTTAACGGCATTATTCGCGCTTACAACGCCATTCCTATTGCGCCAGACATCAACACGATTGCACACGTCAACTTGCCAAGCATTGGTGGGAACTCGGCAACACAAGCCGCATCACGCATGAACTTACCGCGCATGGCAGAAGGCGGAATTGTCAGCTCCCCTACTCTTGCTTTGATTGGTGAGGCAGGCCCAGAAGCAGTAGTGCCATTAGATCGCTTACAGAACGGTGGCGGAATCACTATCAACGTCACAGGCGGACTCGCTACAAGCGCCGAGATCGGTGAAAGCGTTGTTAACGCGTTGCGCGCATATTCGAGGTCTGCTGGGCCGTTGCAACTACAGGTCGCCTAATGCCTGGCACAGCTGTCGTTGACTCGGGAAACTATGACCTAAAGATCGCCACAGGATTTCAGGTTGACGCGTTCACGCTTGACGACGCGCTAAAAGGCGTACTTGACAACACCACATATGTGCTGAATGGCACGACCGAGTTTGCTGACGTCATGGATTCCGTTACGACAATTACCGTTCGCCGCGGTCGCCGTGACGTGGGCGATCAATTCAGCGCTGGCACCATGACATTCACAATTCAAGACGTGGACGGCATTTTTAACCCGTTTGATCAAAACAGTCCGTACTACGACACCGCCGAATCTAAGCCAGGGCTTGCCCCATTGCGCGAAGTGCGACTAATTCGATACAGCTCATCCAATGTGCCCGAGTCAATTTTTTCTGGCTATGTCGTTAACTACGATTACAACTTTGCGCTTGGCGGTTTGGACACCGTCACGGTGTATTGCGCTGACCAGTTCTACCTACTCGCGCAAACCTATCTAGACGCGCTAAACCCATCGGATGAAACATCAGGCGAACGCATAGAAACAGTCCTAGACCTGCCAGAAGTTGATTTCCCTGTCATGGCTCGAGACATCGCCACAGGCACCGTCAACCTAGGCCACGACTCTGCGTACAACGTGCCGGCAGGAACTAGCGCGCTTGGCTACATCACACAGATCAACGAAACAGCCGAGTTTGGGCGTGTGTTTATGTCACGGGCTGGCGTGTTTACATTCCAAGAGCGTTTGGGCACGACGTTGAGCGCACCGCTTGCACAATTTACTGATGACGGCACACAGTTCAAATATGACGGCGTGGGCATCAGTTTTGAGGCTGACTCGGTAATCAACAGATCGGT